TTTCACGAACAATTAACTGATCAATAGTTATATTATCCTCGACACATTCGATATTAAAATTATCTTTTCCATTTTCTCTCATAAAAGTATAAAAAGGAGTAGTTCCTTCATTTGAAGCAGATCTGTGATCACCCAATCTTTTAGATATTGTTTTCTTTGTCGAACCAATATAAAATATTGATATATCATTTTTAAAAAACAACTTGTAAATCCTTCCTGTTTCATGAATTTCTGAAATACGAGGAGCTATCATATTAAGAGATGGTTTTAATTTTGTATAATAATCTCTTTCTTTCTGACACAATTCCGATTCATTTTCAATAGAACACTCTTCTAATACATTTATATTAAAATGGTCAACACCAATATCTCTTATATGGTCATATAATTTTCCATTTTTTCCAGATTTTGCATTACTTCGATGTGCTTTAAAACGATGAGCTGGTTTTTGAATGGTTGATCCAACATATATGTCAGACGTTTTTGAATTTGTTATACTATAAACGTATCCAATCATTTTTAATTTAAATGTTGTATTTGATTTTATTTTCAATTTTATGAAATTGAAAATTTTTGCAACTGTATTTTTTTTTGAATTTGAATTTTTTGACCATATTTGGTCTTTTAGAGAACTGGAACATTTCTCCTAATACCTCTCCTTTCGGAGAGGAGTAGACTATACCTTAGGCCTATATAGATATGACTAGTATCCATAGACCGATAATCCGGTAGTCGTTGAGGGAGAACCATAATCTAGTCGATTAACGATTTTAGGTTCTTTACCCGCGGATTGCCCAATTCAATGCGTTATTACTATACACGAGGCTATTAACCTGTCCACACAATTAGTTTCCTAATTGGTTTAGTAGCATTGACTTAAGGGGTTTCCCGTCATTTTAAATTATCTTGCCCAATCATTGAGACTTGGACTAGAAAGTTACATAACTCTTGTAAAAAGAGTACAATTCTTATACTGTTTGCCCGAAAACGATGAATTGTAACGTTTTCGGCAGCTTCCTATTTTGGGCTTCCAGTTTTTTAACCCAAGGGCACCGCCAGAAATGCGGATAATGTTGTTGTTGACACACGTGGTGATAAAATCGTATTTAGTGGAAACAGCGTTAACATTTGCTGAGCCTGCAGAGGGCTGAACACTAGCATTAAAGTACCACGAGTTGTTTTGAGCAGCCGAGGAGAAGGGGACAATTGAGACGTTGGTCAATTTACCATAGTTAGTGGATCCCATAGGGTCAATGTTGGAGTAATCCAACGAGTACGAGTAACTGTGGTAGCCCGTTTCGAGAGGAATGACGGGTGAGTGGAACCAGGGGTTGACAAGGGAGAAGTAGTCCGAGCCCATGTTTTGGAGACGTTGAGTGTTCTCATAGATGAGAGAGGTGTTATCAACTGGGTCCGAGCCGGCGGTAAAGTCGACGACACCGAAGAGAGGGTTACCAGGGGCAGCCGCAATGTTACCCGATTGGCGAGGACCAAGAGGGAATTGAGGATCAGACGTGTAGTTCGACCAAGCAGCATAGTTGGACTTGTTACGGGCTGCCCAGAAGAGCACCTTGACGGCGTGGGAGAAGCGGATATCAAATTGAGGAGTAATTTGAGTACCACTTTGCACACCCATAAAACCAGAAGTCGCAACAGGATTTTGGTTATTGAACGATTGAAGAGGAGCCGTTTGGACTTGTTCGATCAAAATATCACGAGGGGCGCAAGCCATCTTCTTACGCTCTTCATTCGACACAATGGCATAATTGGCCCAGACTTGGCACGAGTTACTAATATCAGGGGTGCTACCATGAACATCGTTAGTAGTGGCGGGAATAGACACCCAGCAACCGTTGTAGGCTGTATAAGCCGAACCAGCTGAGCTGTCGAATGCAGGAGATGGGTTTACACTTCCGGTATAAGATGGGGTGGGAACCCAAGTATCTTTGATCAACAAATCGGTCCAGTTACGGAACGAAAAGTTAATGCGCATTTCGTTGTAAGGAAGAGCGGCCGTTGGCAAAGCAATGCCAGAATCGCGCGAGAAGAAGAAGGGAAGGGGAAGGTTCAACACTTGGGAAGGCAACACTTGTTGACTTAAGGCAGGAGTAGTGGCACTGGTTTGAACACCTCCCTTGCCGACCAAGATGAGGGGATTGGCGGCCACGGGGTTGATCAATTGGTTGACGTTACCAATCATCACGTTGTAGCCGTTGCGCTTGCCAGAGGGCACCGTGAACGACGACCAGAAGTCCAAGTGAAAGTTGTCGAAACGGGCAGCCACCAAATCGTTAAACGTGATACTGCACTCTTGGATCAAGTTGTGCATCAAGTTACGAGTCCAACGAAGAACACTGATGTTGGCGTTAGTAGACAAAAGCGTGCCACTGTTGGTAAAAGATGCAGTCACAGCAGGGAGGACCACGCGCAACCAGGTGTGGAGGAGGTAATCACCAGCACGAGAGATGGAGACCGACCATTGTTGACCAAAGCCAGATTGGCCTGACGATTTGCTCAACACAACGGGCACTTGCGTAAACCACGTCGATTTGCGAACTTCGCGAACGAAGTAGGCGATGGATTCCGAGCCGCCGTATGTGTATTTTTCTTGCTCGTCATAAGTGGCGAGATCGATAAAACCGGATGTTAAGTTGGAGGTAGCGATAGACATTTTTATTATAGAGGAGAAATTTTTTTTAAATTATATTTAAATTTATTTTATGTTGGCTTAAGAATTTGAAATTTTCGATGTCGTAATTCCGACATCTGCTTTAATTGAAATTTATAAAGGAGGCAATAACAGATATTTGCAAGGCGCGTCAAACAAAAGATGGCTTGTGCGCAAATTGCAAGGCCTGTAAACATCAACAAAAGATTGCAAACAAGGAAAAAAATAAAAAAGAAAAAGAAAATACAGAGAAATCATGCGATACGGAATAAAATAATGTTGTTACAGATTTCTCACAAAAACCCGTATATAATGGTTTAAAGCACAAAGATAGTTTTAATTGTGTTAATACACAATTAAAAAGATAAATAAAAATAAATGGAGATTGACATATTGAATATTGATAAAAATATACGTGACAAATGGAAAAATAATGAAGATAAAATAACAGATATCGATGAACAAATTGAAGATATAAGGGATATTTTAAAAGACAATGCGTTATCTATACATATTATCAAAGATTTAAATGATAAAGTAGAGACACTTTTAAAAGATAAACAAGAATGCATTGATTTTCAGACAAATTTAAATTTTTATGTGATGGATGTAACACCTCTATTAGAATCGTATAAACAGATGATTATTGCTCCTAAAAAAATATCATTCATGACAAAAAAACAAAATGATAATCAAGACGTACGAACGGTTGTAAAAAAATATCTTGAAATATTAAAAATGTATAATATTGATTACGCTGAACTTGAAGATATTGTTTCTAGTAATAATAAGTCTCCTGTAAAAAAGAAAGAGTGTAAAAAATGCAAGTCAACACAAGAGTTTATTTACAACGAATACGCAAATGTTGAAATATGTGAATCATGTGGATCACAGGAAGAAAAAGCGTATAAATCTTCTTGTTATAAGGATATTTCGCGTGTAAATATTTCAAATAAATATACATATGAGAGACGTGTACATTTCAAAGATTGTATAAATCAGTATCAGGGTAAACAAAATGCATCGATAGATGATAAAGTGTATAAAGATTTAGAAACACAGTTAGAACTTCATGGAATCATTACACATCAACAACAAGGTGAAAATGCTATAAAACGTTTTTCAAATATCACAAAAGAACATATTTTAATGTTTTTAAAGGAGACAGGACATTCAAAGCATTACGAAGATGTTGTATTGATATATCATAAATTGACTGGTAAAAAAGTAGATGACATTTCTCATATTGAAGATGCATTGATGGAGGATTTTGATAAAATTTCAAATGTGTACGATCAAAAGTTTAAATTTACAGGAAAGATTGATCGTAAAAGTTTTATAAATACGCAATATGTACTTTTTCAACTATTGCGCAAGCACAAGTATCCATGTAAAAGAAATGATTTTAATATGTTAAAGACATTGGATCGAAAAAGTTTTCATGATGATGTTGTGAAGGAAATTTTTGAACATCTCAATTTCAATTTTACACCCATTTTTTAATTAACAAATCTTTTAAATTTAACAACTTAAAGACTATTCTATAGTAAAAATAGAAACTAAAATGTCAATTTTTCAAGATAAAAAATTAATACTACACATTTCACTTGAAATTATCATAATTGGATCAATGACATATTTTTTTCATACAAAATCAAAGTCTCTTGAGCTTCGTGTAAAGAGTATAGAAGAACAATTTTCAAAAGAAATTTCAATATTACAAGATAGTATTAGTCAGTTGAAAAAGCAGTTGAAAAAATCAGAAATGGCTATAGAAGAAATTAAGTCTATTAAACATTTACATCAAGCTTCAACCTCGCAAACTCAATTTCAACAAAAATTACAAAAAAATGAAACAAAACGAGAAAAAAATAAGGATGAATTTGGAAATGTATTATTTACTACTTTTTCGATGCCACAAGCTTCTGTTTATAAACAACAAGCAACAGTTGAACTTATTGATGATATAGTAGAAAATAATGATAATAATGAAGAAAATGATAATAATGAAGAAAATGATAATAAAGAAATTCATAATGAAAAAAATAATAAAGATAAAGATCAAGAAAATGAAAATGATAATGAATATGAAGAAAATAAAGACAATTTAAGTGAAAATGGAAATGAACTTGATAAAGAACTTGAAAATGAATTAAAAGAGTTGGAGAATTAGACTCGATTTAAAGACTACATAAATAGATATAAAACGAAAATGCTTACTAAAAAGCAATGGTATAATGAATATAAAGAAGACTTGATTTTACTTTATAAAAAAATAATGTATGTTTTAAAAACTAGAAACTTGTTATATAAAGATTATTCTTTCAACGCATTTTGCGATTTTATTTATAAAAAAACTGATCATATTTTATGAGTAAAAATAAGGATAAAGAAGAAAAGTACAAAGATAAAAATAGTATTGTCGATAATGATAGTGATGATAGAGATTTAATTAATGAAACAAGAAAAATAGATATAAATGATTTAAGTGAAAGTTATATGGATGATATGCATTATGAAAATGTACACGAATGTGTTGTTGAAAGTTTAAATATTATAAAGATGCATATAAAAGAAAATTCACTAAGGATGGGACAGAAAATAGAATATGGTGATATGTTTGACTTTTTATTCAAATAAGTAGTTTATATTTTTTATAAAAATATAAAATAATTGTAAAGATTTATTTAGGGACTAAACAATCCATTAAAGCTTTTTGTAAAGCAGATAAATTTTCATAGTCAGGATCAAGAACATCATCTACATTTAATTCGGAATCTGTTTTTTCATCTTCCTCTTTCTTTT